TGTGCTGCCGGTGTTCCATCAGAATGAGTCAGAGGAGAGGATGTTTGAGGTTGCAGAAATGGCTGACTACATCTGTGTCTCACCAAGAAACGATTTGCCTGAATGGACCCGTGTCAATTGGTCAAATTATGTACACCGAAAGTTGCCAGGGAAGAAATGCCATGGCTTAGCTGCTACAGGTGGCACCATGTTGAAACAAGTGCCTTGGTATTCTGTTGATTCTGCCACTTGGCTTTACACAGCAGTCATGGGTCGGGTGAACTTTAACGACAACGGCCGCCTGACCGCTATTGCAACCTCTGACCAGAGCCCAGACAGGCACAATGAGGGAATGCACATCTGCAACATGCCCCCAGGCACAGCACAGGCCATCATTGACAGAGCAGCAAGTTACGGTTTGACTCTCGAACAAATCGTGACCGATCAAAACGCACGACGATTGATGTCGGGGCTTGAGTTTGTGTCTTGGCACAACTCTTTACCAGAGCCTAATCACATGTTCCAAGATTCACTTTTCGAGTTATAAGATGCTAGAAACAATCAAGTTGGTAGCGGGGACGGTGGCGGACAAGACCTTGGTGCCTGCCTTCAGCCACATCCACATCTACGATGGACACATTCAGGGCAACGATGGGCGGTGCACTGCCATAGATGCTTTTTGTGAGAAGTTGAAAGGCGTCAATGCAACAGTTCCTGCATCCCGCTTTCTGCGTGCTGTCAACGCCTGTGACGGGGAACCAGTTATCACAGAAAAGAACAACAAACTGACCATCAAACGTGCTGGCTTTAAAGCTGTGCTGCCCCTCATGGCAAACGCTGACTATCCAAAAGTCAAAGGCCCACCGGAGGGTGTTGAGCAGACGCCTGTAGCACCTGGGTTCATTAAAGCACTCAAGCGCATAGCGCCATTTATTTCAGAGGATGCTAGTAGGCCTTGGTCCTGCTCCATTCTTGTGGACAAGACGCACATGTATGCAACCAACAATGTGGTTGTGGTGTCTGTGCCTTTCGTCTCGCCTTACACCTTCTCCCTTCCCACCGCCTCTGTGGATGAGTTGTTGCGCATTAATCAGGATCCCAAGCACGTGGTGCAGAAAGATCAAAATACCTATTTTATCTACGATGGCTTCTGGTGCCGTGTGTTGCCCATGAGTCTGCCTTGGCCTGACATTGAAAAGATGCTTGCCAAGTATGACTACAACGCCCTGCCTGCCATCCCTGGACAACTCCGCGATGCAGTAGACAAGATATCTCACTTCCATCCAGATCCTAAGTTCCCAGTGGTGGTGTTTAATGCAGAGGGTGTACACACAATGGATGGTGGGCATACAGCATCGGTTGAAGGCATTAGTTTGCCAGAGGCGAGGTTTAGGGCAGAGATGATAAGCAAGGTGTTGAATGAGGCAACCAAGATGGATTTGAGCACCTACCCAGCCCCCAGTCCTTTCACAGGTCCAGAGGGGATGAGGGGGATGATTGTGGGGGTGCGCGAATGAGACATGATTCAGTTGGGTTGTTCTGGGAAGATATTGAGGTCGTCAAACCCGTTAAAGGCGGCGCGAAGCCACAAACTAATCGCGCCATGCCTGCCATACCGGACACGGGTTGGCAACTGCGAGAATTCCCGAATTTAGACAGCATCAAGCAGCTAGGTGTGGACACAGAAACCTTTGACCCCAAACTGATTGACTTGGGTCCTGGGTGGGCAACGGGGCATGGCAATGTGGCAGGCATCTCCATTGCAACTATTGATGCCGCTTGGTATTACCCAATTGCGCACACCATGGGTGAGAATCAGGATAAGGAACAGGTTATCAAGTTCCTGCAAGATGTCTTGTCTGACAGAGCACGCGAATACATCTTCGCCAACTCCCAGTATGACCTGGGCTGGTTGTCCACCTTGGATGTGCATGTGGCGGGTCCCATTTGTGATGTTCAGTTGGCAGAGCCACTCATTGATGAGAACGCACTCAGCTACTCACTCAATGCGTTGGCAAAGAAGTATTTGGGTGAGACGAAGTTGGAGAGCGCTTTGTATGACTGGTCAAGCCGGGCGTATGGGGGTAATGCAGACAGGAAACAGGCAGCCAACATCTACCGCTGCCCACCTGCACTTGTTGGGCCTTATGCAGAAGCTGATGCCTCATTGCCTATCCGCATTTGGAATGCACAAAAAGAAATCCTGCAACGAGATGACTTGGTTGACTTGTTTAATTTAGAGAGCGCTTTGATCCCCCTGTTGTTGCAGATGAGACGGCATGGGGTGAGGGTAGACTTAGACAAGTTGCAGGCAATTGATGAGGGGCTTAGTGCGCGAATTGAAACCATTGAGAAGTCATTGGGTGGGTTGAACATCTACGCTGCCCAAGATGTTGAACGGCTTGCCAAAACGCGTAATTTGTCTTATCCCAAAACTGCCAAAGGCGCCCCATCATTCAGGTCTGACTGGTTAGAAAAGAACATGCCAGAAATTGCTGAATGCCGCAAACTCACCAAGGCGCGTGACACCTTTCTCCGCTCTTACATCACCAATTCACATATCAATGGACGCATTCATGGACAATTTCATCCACTTCGCTCTGATGAGTCTGGGACTGTTTCTGGTCGCTTCTCTAGTAGCACTCCTAACCTACAAAATATTCCAGCCCGCGACCCCGAACTGGGTCCGCTTATACGCTCTCTGTTTGTTCCTGATGTTCTTCATGCTCGATGGGGATCCTTCGACTACAGTCAAATCGAATACAGGATGTTGGTACACTATGGAGCAGGGGAGACAGCGGAGTTGGCTAGAAGCCAGTACAGAACGAATCCAGAGACAGATTTCCATGCCTTTGTGAGTGAGTTGACGGGAGTGCCACGAAAGGAAGCTAAATCGATCAACTTTGGTTTGGTATATGGGATGGGAGAAAAGGCGCTGGCTGCTAATTTGGGACGGGAGTTGGCAGATGTGAAGCCACTCTTCAATCAATACCACAGCACCTTTCCCTTTGTCAAAGACATCTACAACCTAGCAAGCCAACGAGCATCACAGCGTGGATTTATTAGGACATTTGCAGGCAGGTATTCAAGGTTTGACATGTGGGAACCAACGAGTACGAAGGATGAGTTTGAGGCGTTGCCGTATGAGGCCGCCAAAGAGAAATGGGGGCATAAGATCAGGCGTTCATTTACTCACAAAGCACTCAATAGATTGTTGCAAGGTTCTGCTGCTGACCTAATCAAACTTGCCATGGTCAACCTGCAGGCCTCTGGCCTATTGGACGACATCCCCATGCTGTTGACTGTGCATGATGAGTTGTGTTTTTCAATTCCAGACAACAAAGAGCAAGAGGTGAGGGAGATAGAGCGTATTATGACTCAATCAATTGAGGGGTTGAAGGTGCCGTTGTTGGTTGATGCAGAGTTTGGTCCTTCATGGGGTGAGGTGCACTGATATGGCTGGAATCAAATGCATAACATGTGGCGGGTTGACAAGGGTTGCGTTTTCAGCGCCAAAGGATAATTTGCAATGGAGGCGGAGGTATTGTTTGAGTGAGGACTGCCTTGACAGGTTTTCCACATATGAGGTGGAGGCTACATTCCTGCGCAAACTCATCAAACGCGCATCTATAAGGTATGTGGATGAGGGACAGTTTTTGTTGAGGATGGAGGACACAGAGCTCATGCTGCCCAAGGATGCTAAGAAGGCGCAGAAAAGACACGAAAAGTTTGCTGCTGCAGAGGAAAAAAGAAAAGGACAGATAGAGACAAGAAAGACACATGTAAGGCTGACAGCAAGAGAGGCAAAAAAACTTTTAAAAGAAAAAACAAAAACACTTGTTGACAAATAAAAAATGCCATACAATTAAATCTCACATCAACAGAAAGGATAGAAAGATATGAAAAAGTCAATGCAATTTACACGCGGCGGTCTACGCAATGGCACAGGTCTTGTTGGGTATGTAGAGACAAGCTATGAAGACCTCAAAGAGGCCTTTGGGTTGCCTTTGTACCACAACGGTGACAAGACGACATGCGAATGGGTTATCACATTTGGTGATGGTCAGGTGGCAACGATTTATGACTGGAAAATGGAGCGGACACCCATAAGGAAGTACAGGTGGCACATTGGTGGTAAGTGTGCATCAGTAGTTGACCGTATTGAAACTCATGTGCTGATGGTGACTATATGACTACATGGCCTTTTCCACCTTTTCCCAATCCAAAAGATAAAAGCAACCGCCCTGTCCCCTTCAACCCAGACAACTATGAGGAGGCACCGGTATGGACATCATAAGCATGGTGGTAATTGTTGTTTCTATTGTGGGGTGTGTTTATTTGATTTGGGAATTGTATAAATGAATCTAGATTCACCCGCTTTGATAAAAGCCATTAGGAGGGCACTTAAAAAGATAGAAGATGGGATGACCATTAGGGAGTTGGAGGAGGTGACGGGACGGAAGTATGCGAATATTTCTAGCACTGTTCGCCAAATGCCAGATGTTTACATAGATAGGTGGCAACAGCCATTGAAGAGGGGCGGTGGGTATGCAGCCGTTTACGTTCTGGTGAAGGTGCCAGAGAATTGTCCAAAACCACAGAAAGAAGGAGAAGAGTGATGAAGTTCACAGAGCAACAATTGAAGAATTGGCAAACCTATGAGAGCATTCGTCAGGGCGGTTTGTTTAACATGTTTGACCCACGTGCAATGGCTATGACTAGTATGAGTGCAGAGGAGTGGACGTTTTGCATGAAGCACTACAGCGCTTTGAAGCAAGAAGTGCAAGGAGCAGCAGCATGAGCAGAATCACAGCAGGACCAGGGGATGAGGAGACATGGGGCCCATGTGTGGGTCACCCAAATGATCCAAGGACAGAGGACAGCAATGTGTTTGAGGTCAACGGGGTTGCGTATGACTTTGATGAGGAGTTGAGTAGGGAGGATGTAGCGGAGTTGCTTGAAGCGGGGCAAAAGGCGTGCAGGCGTGCAGGGGTTGATTTTGAGATGGTGCTAGAAATGGCAGCGGAGCACCTTAGGGGTATATTCAAGTGAGAAAGCGGCAGATCATGGCGCTGATGAAGGCCAAGGAACTGATGCGGGATGGCTACATAGATGAGGCGTATGCGGTGTTGGAAGACATTCAGCAGAACACAGATTTGGTAGTCAGGACGCAAGAAGAATTCTACAACGAGTTGCGGAATGCAGTGATTGAGGAAGTAGCAAGAGAGGTGGCAAAATTCAAGGCATTTGGCAATGACACAGTTAACAGCATGGTGATTTACATAAGGGGGATGAAGAGATGAGTGAAATGACAAAAGTAATGGATGAGTTGGATGAGCAGATTAATAAGGTGTTGCATGAGCAGACAGCTATGCGGACACAGATCGCGTTGTTGCAACAAGCGGCAGATGCGGCTTATGCAAGAGGGTACGCGGATGGGTTGCGGGTAGGTGCAGGTAGTAAGGAGGTGCATTAAAGATGAGAACAGCAATTATACTTTGCGCCTTAGTAGGTGCGTGTTCATCAACGCCCCCCGCCCCTGCGCCTGTGGTGTACCGTGAGGCACCCGCCAAGCCATCGCATTTCCAAGAAATGGTAGTGCAAAGAGAGGTGCATCCGATGGACAGGTCAGCGTCGATAGAGGCGGTGCAGGAGTGCAGAAACAGCAACATGAGGCCGCGGATGATCTACAGCTACACCGTGCTCAATGGGCAACGGGTGCCGGTGGTCATAGATGTGATTTGTTCATCAGTTGAGATTAAAAGATGATTGAAGCGATCAAAACATTCTTTGGCAAGTTGCGGGGGCAGCATGGGGCAAAGTGGGCAGTGATTGAGGAGGGGTTGCTGTACAGATGCACCAAATGCCATTTGATCTTCACAACCAAATCAGCGGCGAGTGAGCACGCATGTATGGAGAAGAACATATGAGCTATCTTGTTTCATCATTACCGCCCATCAAGTGCTTTGTAAAACGTGAGTTTTTGTACAACCACACCAAAGGGCACGGGGAGTTTGAGCCAGCCATTTGGGTGAGCCTTAAGGCGTTGAGAGGGCAGGTGTTTCGCATTGAATCATTGTTGCCCAACTACGGCGCTTTGTACGACAAGTTGCCTATCCATGCTTATGTGTGGAAAGAGGGCGAGATAACGGAGAGCAACTGTCTACCTATTGACACCTTGCAATTGTGGGACTGCATGGGATACAGGTTTACAATCATTGAAAAGATTGGACTACGCAATCTGGGCGTTAAGTTTTTGGGCAAAGACAAGCAATGGCACTTTGGTCGTTATATGTTTACAGTGGATTTCTGCGCTGATGGCATGGATTTGGATACCGGGTTCACAGAACAGGCTGAAGAACACAAATCGTTTAACTGGATTCAGTTGGATAATGGACAGTTTGCCTGTCAACCCAACAACCGTTGTTTGTGGTATGACCAGAGCCTTATAGCAGCGGAAACAAAGTTTCCAGATTTTCAGGCAGCTAAAGAGTTTTATACTGTTGATGGTACACGGAAGTGGGCGGCAGGCGATGATTGGTTCTACGATATACAGGAGAAAAAAGCATGACACTAATGGAGGCAATGGCGTCGGTGTTGATCTTTGTGCTCATGGTGTCAGGCGTTGCCTTTTGGGTGTGCTTGGGTGCCATTTTGTTGGCAATGAATAGGGAAAAGCCAGATGTCAGAAAAGTTATTGTGGAACCGTTTGAGGGATATCGTCCGAGGACAAGATTTGCCAGGAAGATGGGAGAGGGTGGAGAACGGGGTGATAGATGGGATGCCTGATGCAAATTTTTGTGTCAAAGGACGAGAGGGATGGATAGAGTTAAAGCATGGCAAGATACCTGCCAAAAAGGAAACAGTGGTGTTCAAAAGTCAGCGTGGGTTGACACAGGAACAGATCAATTGGCACTTTAATCAGACCAAAAATGGCGGCAAAAGTTGGGTTTTAGTGCAGTTAGATGCCCGTTTTTTTGCGATTCCTGGCAATTTTGCAGACGAAATCAATCAATATTCCATGGTTGAGATGGTGAATTGGGAGGTTGGGTTGAAGGATTTTATGGTTGGGCTTTGCAATGAGTTTGATGCCGTTTCATATAAATCAAGCAGTTAGTGTTAAATGGGGAAAGTTTTTTGCTGATTTGTACACGTGAAGAAAGAGAACACCAATTATTTTATTTTCATATAAAAGTTGAAAATGCTAATATGCTAATAATATGCACGGATACAAAGATTATTTGTTGATAGCAGTACTAATAAATGCTAATAAATGCTAATATGTTACTGATTACTAACAATGGCTTAGCTGCAACGGTTTTTCTTATGGTTGTATAAAAATATTTATGGATTGGTTCACGTATGTGTACAAGGTGGTGGCAATTTGTTTGAAGTTGTAGTTATAATGGCACGAAATTAACTCATTACCTTTTGTCGTATGGATAAAATGCCACCTGATCTAAAGCCAGCTGCTTCTTTGCTATCTGCTGCCGTTCCTGGCGTGCCAGCTGCGCGAACAACCAAGCGCAAAACGCAGCAAGATACATGGGAAGCCATCATTGAGCGGTTTGGTGACCCATTGACTGAGTTGGCAGAGATAGCGTTTGATAAGCAACTTCCTGTTGCAGTCAGAAAGGATGCGTTG